TGACGCCGAGAAGGTGCTAGAAGGAGTTCCAGGTCTAGGTGGATTGTATGAACGAGACGATATCCTTGATGCTCTGGTAAAGAAGCTGCTGGGTCAGGAGGATATCGCTCGACTTGGCCTTGAGCTTGCTATCTTCAAGACTGCTTGGATAGCAGGACAGAAGGTGGAGACAAACAGCATAGAATGCCCAGGACGCGTAATGGAGCTTTTGTGTGAGAAGCTTGCCGCAGATGCCTTGGCACGACGCTTTGTCTAAAGGAGAGACCATGGCCAGATTGATGCTATCAAGTACGTGGAAAGCCGCGATGGAAAAGCTGATCAGGGACTATCAGAGAGACGAGCGGAATGATATCACCTATCGTACTGGAGTGACGATAGCACAACAGTGGCTGGTATTAGCTCTGGCAGATGCTGGGATCCCGTACCGAATACTCAACCTTGGTTGTGGAGTGAAGGAGTTCACGACAAAGACGGACACCTGTCTCAAGTGCCACGGCACAGGGAAAGCTTGACGGCATTGTTGATAGCATTCTTGTTGTCTCGTGTGGAGGTAGGGGAACCTCCGTATGAGAAGCAGGCTGGGCGGTTGGAGCCAAAGCCGTACACCCTGCCGATTCAGTTTGTCGTATGGGTGGTCTACTACTGTGATGAGACAGGAGTACCTGTCTGGATAGCTGCACGGATGTTTGACCGGGAGAGTGAATGGTACACGAGAGCGGTGTCATGGGCGGGTGCACAGGGACTCGCCCAGATAATGCCGGCGAATCTGGAGGAATCCGCTCTACTGTACAACGATGGCGATGCTATCGATCCTTTTGATCCAGAGACTGCTATCAGAGTAGGTATTCGGCACCTATCAGCTCTTTACTCGCTTGTTGGAAGCTGGAAGGGTGCTATCGCTGCTTACAATTGTGGAATCGGTAGGTACCTATCTGGTAGGAGACTTCCTGCAGAGACGGTAGAGTACGTACGAATAGTAATGAAGGAGGAGTAGCATGGATGGTGTTTGGGATTACATTGGTGATGGCGTTTACGCCAAGTGTGATGGTAATGGTATCCTGATCCACGTGGGGAGTCATAACCACCCGACTGACCGGGTGTACTTGGAACCAGAAGTGATAGCTGCTATCGTTCGGCTATCAGATCAGATGAAAGGAAGATGAAGATGACACTTGATGAGTTGGTGGAAGCGCAGAGGAAGGCGCAATTGGTCTTGGTGGCTGCCAGGGAGGCTGTGATAGTCACAGAGTCTCAGATACAAGCAGACAACGTAAAGTATACTGAAGAGTATTCTACAGCCAGGGAGGCTTTTGATAGCGAGTGGGATGGACGGCTAAAGCTGCTTGCAAGTCAGTCCAAGATAGCATTCACTTCTGTTGATAACAAGCTCGCGGATGCGGTGAATATCTACAACCACCTGTGCAAGGAGCTTGATAGCAGGATGGCGCATCTGAAGTCTTTGGCACCTGCCGGGACGGTGTGGAAGCTTGACAAAAGCTAGTCTTTGTGGTACACTTCGATAGGCTAGGCATACTAAGATGGCATCAGAAGCTATTACGAGGATAGATAAACCGTACCGGCTATCAAGGCTTGATAGCGAGTTTTTGCTTGAGTACTGTAATAACGGTGGGAATGCCACGAAAGCATACAGGACTATCAGACCAGAAGTTGATGAGTCCGCTTGTGGCATTTACGGCTGTAGGATCCTGAAGCGAATAAGAACACGAGCTACTTGGAGCGACCTACTCAAGGCATCTGGACTAGACGACACCAAACTGGTCTCTAAGATGACGGAGCTCCTTGAAGCAGACAAAGTGATACCGACGAAGGATGGTGCTATCACGGTCTCAGACAACGCCATTCGGCAGAGGGCTTTGGAGCTACTTTCTGACTGGCATGGTAAGACGAAGACGGAGATCAAGGTTGGTCTCACCTATCAGATCATACCAAGGGTGAAGAGTGCCGGTAGCAACGGTTGACCTACGTGCTATCGACTCTATCATCAACCCAGTCTACGCTCCGTATTTAGACGACTATCGAAGGTTTCAGATCTTCAAAGGTGGAGCTGGAGGCGGGAAGAGCGTATTCATCTCACAGAGGGCTATCTACAGCACGATCCTACTTCCCGGCTACAATGGGCTTGTTTGTCGGAAGACGGGAAGAGACAACCACAACAGTACGTTTGCTGAGCTTTGTAAGGCTATCAAGTCGATGGGCTTTGAGGACTTGTTTGATATCAATCGTAGTTGGGGTAAGGAAGAGATCATCTGCAAGGTCAACGGGAACAAGATCATCTTCCGTGGGTTGGATGACCTGGAGAAGGTCAAGTCGGTCACCTTTGAGACTGGAGACCTTGTTTGGGTTTGGGTAGAGGAAGCCACGGAGGCGTACGAAGAGGACTTTAATCAGCTCAACCTACGCGTACGCGGTGCAGGTCCGATCAACAAACACATCATCCTGTCGTTCAATCCTGTTGATATCGACAGCTGGATAAAGCCAAGGTTCTTTGATAGGCTGCTATCGCCAAGGGATGGCTTCATTTGCGAGACTACTTACAAGGATAACCTCTACCTTGATCCTGCTGATATCATTGAGCTGGAGAGGTACAAGGATATTGACCAATACTTCTACAGCGTTTATGCTCTGAACCAGTGGGGTGCTCGTACTACGGCTACAGTCTTCCAGAACATCGTCATCGAGGAGTTTGATTACAAGGAGTCTGATTTCACCAACCGCCGGTTTGGCATGGACTTTGGTTGGACTCATGCTAATGCCATGGAGGGTATCGGCTTCCGTGAGCGTGAGTTGTATGTTTGGTGGGAGTCCTATGCTAAGCGTATGCAGAATGCTGATTGGCAGCGGAATGTCGCTTCTACTGGTCTACCTAAGCAGTACACTATCAAGGCTGATAGTGCTGAGCCAGACAAGATAGCAGAGTGGCAGAATAACGGTTGGGAGAATTGCTTCGCAGTGACCAAGGGTGCTGGTAGCGTCAAACGCCAAGTTGATTACTTGGCTGCTCTCCCAAAGATACACATTCATGCCAAGAATTGCCCCAATGCTGCTCGAGAATTCCCGCGCTTCCGTAGGAGACAGCTTAAAGACGGTACTATCCTGGACAACGAGTTCGTTGAGCTTGAGGACGACACCGTAGCCGCAGTACGCTATGCTATCGATGATCTGATAGCAGATGTACAGCATTCTCACTTTTTCATCAAGAGGAATTAGAATGAGTGATATCAGCACAGTAGCGAAAATGTACAATCGGCAGCTCCAGGCTATGCAGGAACATCCTTGGCGCAATATGGCGGGAATCCGGCGGATGAAGAGGAAGGTTCAGGCTATCCAGGAGACTCAACGTGATATCACGACAACCTATGCAGCTCGTAGGATCAGTGGTGATACGCAGGTAGACAAGAACAACTACAAGAGCTACGAAGCTCAGGTGAACGCATCCTACAAAATGTACGATGGTTTGGCTGACTACGGCTCAGAGGTGTTATCCTCAGTGGCTGATATCAGAGTGGCATTCCTCGCAGGTGAGGGGATATCACTCTTCTCTGAGAATAAGAAGAAGGTCAAGTTCTTGAATGAGTTCCTCAAGCACAACAACCTGGGTGGGTCCAAATTGCTATCAGCTGCACTCATGGGAGAGCTTGAGGGGAAGGTCCTGTTTGTCTTGGCCTTGAACAAGGAGAAGAAGACAATCGACGCTCGGCTGTTCTCTTGGCATATCAACAAGTACACCATCAAACGAGATGCGGCTGATTATGAGAAGATCACGTCGATCACCTATCTGCCAGAGGGTACTCAGAAGGAAAAGGTGATTGATATCGAGAAGAGCATTTACTTGAAGCTTGGAGGATCCAACTACAAGGATGATGCTGCTACGACCAAGATAGGGAAGGTGCTCACCCAATGTGAGAATGCCTCCCGTGCCGCTTTTGACTTGAGGAAGAACACCCACCTGTTCGGGAAGATATTCCCATACTGGCATACGCAGACAGGGCCTGACGCCAAAGCTATCAACGATGCTGTCGCCGCGAAGTCGTTTGAGATAGGCGATGGCTATGCAGGTGCTGCTCAGATGAGCTTACTGGAACCCTCCGGGAGTGCTGCAGAGGCTGTCATTAAGGACATGCTTAACAGTATGCGCTTCATTGCTAGCATGACAGGTGTTCCTATTCACTGGCTGGCTTGGCCTGAGCTTATGTCAAACAGGGCCACGGCGGAGAACCTACTTGAAGTAGTGTCTGCTGCTACCAAGAAGGAGCGGCTGATTTGGGAAGAGTCCTTGACTTCTCTTTTTGAGAAGGTCTGTCAGATGGCCGTGGATGGTGGCGTAGCAGATGCTAACATACTTGACAAAGATGTCACTGTCAAGTTACCATTGATATCAATGACGTCCCTACAGCAGCTAGTGGATATCTGGACGCTGCTGTGGAAAGACAAGTTGATATCGGACTTTACAATGCGGTCAATGATCCCAGGTATTGACCCTGTGAAGGAGGAAGAGCTAGTGAAGAAAGCTCAGGAGGAGGAAGCCGCCAATAGTCCGTTTGTGAACACGGCGGCAGATGCCTTTGCAAAGAACATGCAGAACCCTCCTCCTGTATCTGCACCAAACAATATGCCGATGATGAAAGGACAGCCTAATGGATGACAAGGGTTTCAAGCGTAGCGCAAAGCTACTGGTTTCTACCCACACGATGATCAAGCCTGCTCCTATGGACAAGGCTGCTCTCCTCAAGGCCAAGGAAGATTACTTGGTCAAAATGGGCAGGAAGAAACCTGCTATCAAGGAAGATCCCAAGAAGGAAGAAGATATCGACAAGAAGCCCAAGGGGAAGTGATATGAAAATAGCCGACTATCAGAAAGAGCAGCATGCTTCGTTTATTGCTTCTGTTCAGGCTAATGAACAAGCCAGAGATCCGAACGGTCGTTATGCGGGTGGCGCATTTACTATGGGTCCTGTGCGTGACGAAGAAGGCAATCGTCTTTGGGGGAAGAGTCGTTTGTCTGCCGCTGGACAGTCTCAGGGTAGACCTATTGGTGCCAAACGCCATGGTGATATGATGGAAGTGTTCTATCCTGGTAGAAAAGGTTCTTCCTATCTGCCAAGTGCAGAGTTTAAGAGAATCACCAAGCCCAATGGGAAGAAGGACTGGATACTTTCCAGACCACTGCCAAAAATGGGCAGTCTGACAGACAAATCTGCATTATTTGCTAAAGCTGGCAGATAGCAACAAAAAGCCTAAGGGGAAGTGATATGAAGATATCTGACTATCAAAGGGAACAGAATGCTGCTTTCGTGAAGGATGTTCAGGCTGGCTTCAATGCTGGTCAGGAGCGTGACGCCAATGGTCGTTGGGCTGGTGGTGGAGGTGTCGATAGCACCGGTAAGACTCTCACTGTTGATAGCCTCATCAAGAAGGGTTTTTCTAATCCCGATGATGTCAGATCGATCCTCAACAACAAGAAGATCTCTGACAACGACGTGGCTAAGGCTATCGATAAAGCTACTGTCCAAACCGCCAAACAATATGCTGGTGAGTCTGATTCTGCTATCAAATCAGCGATAGACGGACATAATACCCTGCTTGAGTATGGATCTGGCACTACTGTTGGTGGTGTTAAAGTGAAAAGACTGAATCGCATCGAACAAAAAGTGGTCCAGTCAGAGTCTGATAAACGTGGCCTTGGCCTTCAGATCAAGGAGCATATCGTTGCTGGAGAGCAAACGATAGAAGGACGGAAGGCTGCTATCAAGAACGTATACGATCAGTACTCGCAGAGGACGGGTTCTGCTCGGCAGTGGGCAGAAGATTTCGTCAAGAACCGGAAGTGATATGAACATACTTGACTATCAGAAAAAGCAGCAAGTAGCTTTTGTCCATGATGTCCAGGCTGGGTTCAATGCTGGACAAGCTCGTGACGCCAACGGTCGTTGGGCTGGTGGTGCTGGTCAGGACTATAGCCAGGGTACTGATACTGGTCTTCGCTCGATAGCAACAGCTCACAATCGGGCGGTCAACCAGGGTGCTGTACCTGGACACAAGAACCTGCTTCACCCGAACGATCAGTACACCCTACAGAAGGAGCTGACGAAGCGTGGTGTCAAGGTGGCGGTCAAGAAGGATGTTGCCAATTCTTATGCTACCAAGGGTGCTATCCAGAAGACTATCAGTAGGCTGAGGAAGGCCAATTTGGCGGGTCCTCAGGGTGCTATCTACAGGGCTTTGGATAAGAGAGAGAGGGCTTTTGCCAGAGAGACCAACCAATTGAATCAGGAAAGGTTGCTCAAGGGTAAGACGTGACGGTGACTATCCAGTCCTTCGTTGATATCCAAGCAGGTCTCAATCCCAATCAGCCTCGTGACGACAAGGGGCGGTTTGGTGAGACGAGTGGTAATAAAGAGACTGCAAGGCTTGATAAGGAGCCAGGAGTTTTCAGCAAGGGTAATAAGAATTACACCGCAGATGAAACATCTGCAGTGCTAGCATACGCTTCTCAGAGTGGGTATAAGACGATCAACTCGTATGCTCGTACTGGAAAAGATCCACCTGAATTCAAGTGGTCTGCTTATTCACCAGAGAAGGTGGCTGAGTTCACCAAGAATCTTGATAGTGCTATCGAGCATTCTGGTGGTCTACAAGCAGATGCACTTCTTGCGAGAGGTGGCAAGTTTGGTCCTGCTATCACAAAGAAGCTAGTTCCTGGTGCTGTTTTTACAGACAAGGGGTTCCTATCTACGAGTACCAATCTGAACATAGCAAAGGACTTTGCTGGTTTGGCCGTAGGTGGTTCCCCTGTAAGAGCAAAGAAGGGTACGATAGCGACCATCTTCAGTATTCGTGCTAAGAAAGGTACCAAGTATCTGAAGATTGCTATAGAGCAGGAGATCCTCTTTGCACGTGGTAGTAAGCTTCGAGTGATATCAGCTAAGATGTCAGGTACTACCATTCAGGTGAAGGCTGATTTGGAATAGTCATGGAAATTGACAGATATCTCTGGGAGGATGATGATATCGAGTTTCTGGAGGATCAGCCTGTAAGGATCATCCAGTCATTTGTTGATATCCAAGGTGGTCTCAATCCCAACCAATCCCGCGATGATAAGGGTCGCTGGGGAGAAGGTGCAGGAGACAAACGGTCTGCAGATCCATACGAAGAATCCTCGGCTTACAAGAATGAAAGCTATACTCCTCAACAGAGAAAAGCATTAATAGCCTACACTGGAGAGGGGAATAGTGAGTACGAGGCTATTAATGGAGGTTTAAGGAGACCGCCTCCAACGGCTAAAGCTAAGGGAAGGATAGCAGATATCGAGAGTGCATTTGAAAATGCTCCAGTGCTATCAGAGGATACTGTGGTCTATCGTGGCATGATATCATCCCAAAAATTCAAGAAAGGTGATAGCATTTCCGACAAGGGCTTTATGAGCACTTCACTTGATGAGGATGTTGCTATCGGCTTTACTACTAAGAGTAAGAAGAATGCTGTACTGTTCAAGATTACGGTGAAGAAGGGTACTCCTTTCATTAAGATGGGCAAGTGGGAGAGCGAGATACTCTTCAAGAATGGTTCCAAGATGAAGATTACGTCCATCCAGCGGTCTGATATGGGCTCTGATATCGAAGCGGTGATGAAATGAGTAAGAAGGATTTGCTTGAGCGTCTTACTTGGACTGACGATGATATCACGGTAGAAAGTGAAAAGAAGACTAATGTTGCTATCTTGACAGAGGATGGTAAGCAAGTGTACCATGGTAATGGTGAAACAGTGAAGAAGTCCATCCAGTCTTTTATCACGCTATCCTCGAGCATCCAAGCATTGGCTGGGATTGATATCATGTCCTTGGTACCCAAGGCTACGATCGATGCTATCAAGGAGCGTGATCCTCATCCTTTCCTGCAAGCGTATTCGATCTGTCACGAAGGTATCAGTGCACCCACTATCCTTGGTGACACGGCACGTCCCATCCATTGGACACGTGCTGCTATCCAGTCTATCAAGAAGACGGTCCTACGGGGTGTCAAGTTCTTCCTTGGACACAACGCAGACAACTCTACGGACGATCGGGAGTCACTTGGTGAGGTAGTGTGGGACGGCCAAAAGGAGATCGATGGCGTCCTGCATCATGTCGTCGTTGGGTATTTTCCTGATAGCACGAAAGTGGCGAATCAGGATATCTGTTCACAGGAGAGTGAGTGGTCGTTTTCGGACGTCGCTGGTGCATGGTTTGCGGAGACCCTGCACAAGGTCACGGGGATTGCTTTGAGCAGCTCTGCCAGTGACCGACCTGCATTTGCCGGTGCTATCAGACTTGGCATGGTGCAGGCTCTGGATATGGAATCAGAGCAGGAGAAGCTCAACAAGGAGAAGATCATGGATATCACCACGGTGCCGTTTGGCGAACTCGTCCAAGAGATGAAGCGGAGGAATACCTTCCCTCATCAGCTCTTCACGTTGGAAGACCTGAAGGACGATCGCGAGTTTTCGAAGCTCATTACTGAGAAGGATGAGCTGACCAGGAAGCTTGCTATCAAGGACGATGAGTTCAAGAAGCTCAACGATGCCAAAGTGGCGCAGGAGAGGGCTATGGCCATGGGGACTGCCAAAGACAGATTTGTCAAGGTAGTTGATAGCATGGTGCTGACTCCCAAGCAGAAGCAGTTCGTCAAGAACAGCTTCCCTACTAGCATGGACGACGCGTCGGACGTTGCAATACAACGGTTGATAGCGTCCAAGCTGGAGGACTTCAAGGTGGCGGTCCAGACCTTCGATATCAAGGATGAGCTTCCTGCTCAGGGTACGCAGGAACCTTCTGATAGCGAAGACTTCACAAAAGCAGCAGCGAACCCGTTGCTCGAAGAAGACCTGCAGTAAAAACCCGAGGAGGTTGAGTATGTTCCTTGCAAAGGATGTCACGATTTACGACGAGCTGTGGGACGTCGAGGCTGCTTCTGCTTCCACCAAGAAGGGTGATAGCAAAGTGGTCCAGGATGTCTTCGGCTTTTTCGTCAAGGATGCCGAGGCTGCATTGGAGGAGATTTCCTTCGTGTACAGGATGCGGCAGGTGGAATCCGACAAGAAGGTCGGCACCGGTGAGGCTATCCTTGCCGGCGATAGGCTGTACTACTATCCGCCCACGGATGACGTGTCGCCAAACAAAACCGGCACGTACGGTACCGACTACTACTTCTGTGGTTGGGCCAAGAAGGACGCGGGTGCACTGGATGAGCACGTGCTCATGAACTTCGACGGTACTCGGTACAACGAGAACCTGTAGGATCCACCTACTAGAAAGAAAGGAGATAGCATGAATACCTCTCATATTGCGAAATCTGACCAGCTCTTCTTCGATATCTTCGCCAAGGGCTATAGCGGCGACGAGAAGTCGCGTGGTCAGTGCCGTGTGGCTCTGCAGGCATTCCTCAACAAGCCCAAGGTAGAAGTCGTCAAACGCATTCAGGGTTTGCACAAAATGCAGGCTATCGCAAGCGTTTCCACCGACTTTGCCAAACTGGTATCCGACGCGTTCAACGTCACCATCGGCTCGGTCAACTTCGACCTGGGCTATGAGCGGTCGTTCAAGACTGTTCCCCTTGGAATGAACCAGGACACCTGGGATATCTACGACGTGTTCAACGGTCTGACCTTCCGGCAGGTACCTGAGGGTGATCGGATCCAGGTGGATGGGCTGTCTGGTTCCCTGGTCACTGCGCACGTGGACTACTATGGTGGTGCTCTCGGCTGGACGGACAAAATGATCCGATATCGGAAGATCGCGGCCATGGTCGACATGGCGGAAATCTTCCGGAACAGGTTCTGGTCCAACAAGGCTGACAATCACTACCTGCTTCTCGCCACGGCGGCTGCTCTCAATGTCACTGTTTGGCAGGCTGGTACCGGACAGTTGCAGCGTGATATCAGCACCATCAACCGTGCAGCGTTCGATCTGGCAGACCGGTGCAAGGACAAGGGCTACGGTGACACCGCTCAGGCTGGTCTGCTCCTGTACGCCAACCCGATCGACAAGAATCGCATCCTGGCAGCGTTTGCTGCTACCACGGCTGGTCTGCAGATAGCAGGTGCTTCCGGTGTGACTATCAGCTGGAGTATTACTCCTATCTTCACGTTCAACGCCAACATTGTCGCCGGATCGCCAATCCTGGTTATGCCGGGCAACAAGCTCCAGATGGCGGAGGACATGCCCCCGACGACCTTCAATGCCCCCAAGGACGTGCTCACCCTCAATGAGCTGCAGTCCGTGTGGAGCATCTACGGGGCGGTTGTTGCCGACACCGACCAGTGTCAGCAGCTGACCTTGGGATAGCAGAAAAATGACTGCGCCCGTTGTTATCGTAGGAGTCAATAGTTGGGTGACCGTGGCTCAAGCCGATACTTATTGTGCGGGAAAGTTCGGCGCTGCCGCATGGGCGGGACTTGGCATTACTGAGAAGACGCAGCTGTTGATATCAGCCACTCGTTGGTTGATGAGACAGCCTACTCTGTCGGTTTCCTTGGCGGATACTGCTCAGGTGCTAAGAGACGCTCAGTGTGAGGCTGCATGGTTCATCTACAACTATCAAGACGAGTACGAGAGGCGGCGGGCGCTTATTTCCAGCGGTGTGAAAAGCTTCTCTATCCTTGGCTTTTCAGAGTCATACGGTGATATCACTTTCCCTGCATTCCTATCAGAGATACTCTATCCGTACGTGACTTCTACTGATATCAGCTTCCCGCGCATGGGCAGGGACATGTCGGAGAATTCCAGTGAGTAAGCCTACCGATCGCGAAGTAGCTTTCGTGATCGATAAGCTTGTCTCAAGACTTGATAGCGTGAACAAGCGTTTCCGTGGAGCTATCAACGAGATAGCATCAACCACGGACACGACGAACAAGTATTGGAACGGCGTAGACTCCAAGCTCCGTGGGTTGTACGCGGAAGCTCGTACTATCATTAAAAATTGGGCGGAGAACGAAATACCCAAAGAGTACCAGAGCAGGCTGGCTGATACGGTCCGTGCACTCAAGGCCGGTGCTATCAAGCCGCCAAACGTCGTAGACTACAAAAAGCTCGTGGGTACGCAGACCGTACGACAGAATGCCATGGCTATCCTCAAGGACACCCTCTCAGCGTTTGACGTTGGAATGAGGAGCGGTGAGAAGACGCTGTTTCACCTGACGCGGGTCACTCAACAGACCTTGCTATCAGACAAGAGAGTCAACAACGCCGTGGCTGATGGCTTCTATGAGAAGGGTACAGGTTCAAACGCCAAACGTCGGCTGAAGGAAGAGTTGATGGCCAAGGCGCTTGACGGCAAATACGTCACCGTGGTCAACAAGAATGGAAAG